CTCTTAGCCCGGCAAAAATTGGTAACACTTATGGCGTTCGCTGGAGCGCACAATTCTCTAAAGGCGGTAAAGTTAAAGATAAAACCGCATCTAAAGTTTCCTCAGCTTCCAAGCGTGGAGATGGTATCGCCCAACGTGGTAAAACAAGGGGTAGGTGCATATAATGCCATCAACATCCGCAAAGCAGCATAAGTTTATGGAAGCGATTGCACATTCGCCATCGTTTGCTAAGAAGGTGGGCGTCCCACAATCTGTGGGGCAAGATTTCTCAAAGGCTGATAAAGGCCGTAAATTCTCTAAAGGTGGCGATATGAAAAAGATGAATATGGGTGGTTACGCAGACGGTGGTATGACCATGGTCAACAAGGGCGGCAAAATGGTTCCTGACTTTGCAGCTGATGGCGTGGGCAAGATGGCTAAAGGCGGCATGGCTATGTTTGAGAAATCAGGCAAAGACGTGGAGAAAAAGGGCATGAAAGAGGGCTCTAAAGCTGACATGGCTTTGGACAAGAAGCAAATGATGGGCATGAAAAAAGGTGGCATGGCTGAAGGCGGCATGTCTGATATGGCTCAAGATAAAGCCATGATTAAGAAAGCTTTCAAGCAGCACGATGAGCAAGAGCACAAAGGCGACAAGGGTACATCCTTGAAACTGGCTTCTGGCGGCTATACACGCGCTGCTGATGGTATTGCCCAGCGTGGTAAGACTAAAGGCACCCAGATCGCTATGTGTGGCGGCGGTATGGCTTACGGCAAGAAGAAATAATCATGTTAGCTAGTCGTGGTATGGGGGCGATTATGCCTTCTAAAATGCCCGGTGGTAAGCGTAAAGCTCGCCGGGATGACACCGACTTTACTCAATATGCTGAAGGCGGCAAGGTCAACGCTGCCGGTAACTACACCAAACCCGGTCTTCGTAAGAGGATTGTGTCCCAAGTAAAAGCAGCAGCCACTCAGGGTACAGGCGCAGGTGAATGGTCAGCCCGTAAAGCGCAACTTGTAGCTAAAAAATACAAGAAAGCCGGTGGAGGATATAAAGATTGAAAGCTCCTCAGAAATCTCTTAAGGACTGGGGCGACCAGAAATGGCGCACTAAGTCTGGTAAGCCGTCAAGTAAGACGGGCGAGAGATATTTGCCTGAAGCAGCAATTAAATCATTATCCTCAAAAGAATACGCAGCTACAACCAAAGCCAAACGTGCTGGGAAAGCATCTGGCAAACAGTTTGTAGCTCAACCCAAAGCAATAGCAAAAAAGACAGCAGGATTTAGATGACCACTACCGGCTCAACCCTATTTAATATGGACTTCACGGAGATTGCCGAGGAAGCATGGGAGAGGGCTGGGCGTGAGATGCGTTCTGGTTATGACTTGCGTACAGCCCGCAGGTCTATGAACTTAATGACCATTGAATGGCAGAACCGTGGCATCAACATGTGGACTATGGATCAGGGTGTTATTAACTTGACGCCCGGCTTGGCTACATATGCATTACCAACAGACACCATTGATCTGCTTGAGCATGTAATCCGTACAGGCTCTAACACTGCATCCACGCAGGCAGACTTAACAATCTCACGTATTAGTGTTTCTACCTATGCAACAATCCCAAACAAGTTACAACAGGCGAGACCGATTCAAGTATGGATTCAAAGGTTATCTGGTGAAGTCAATCCTACAAGCTCTGTTCTCGCAACATCCATCAACGCCACGGACACAACGATCACGCTTAACACGGTGGTTGGGTTAGCCGGAGCAGGTTTTATCCGCCTTGATAACGAAGATATCTACTACACGTATGTATCAGGGAATACCCTTGGCGGTGTATTCCGAGGCCAAAATAACACAACAGCCGCATCACATACTGCAAGTACAGCAGTTTATGTTCCTCAGCTTCCAGCTGTGACATTATGGCCCACGCCCGACAACTCCACAACATATCAGTTTGTGTACTGGAGATTGCGCCGAGTTCAAGACGCCGGTGCTGGTGCTGAGACTGCAGATATGAACTTTAGATTTTTGCCATGCGTGGTTGCTGGTTTGGCGTATCACATTGCCATTAAAGTTCCTGAGCTGATGCCTCGCATCCAAATGCTTAAACAAATTTACGACGAGACATTTGAGATTGCTGCTGGTGAGGATCGTGAGAAAGCAGCGGTTCGTTTTGTTCCAAGACCAAACTATATTGGAAGCGGAACTTAAATGGGAAATAGATTCGCATCCGGCAAGATAGCGATTGCTGAGTGCGACCGCTGCGGTCAACAATTTAAACTCAAACAGCTTAAGACAGAAATTATTAAGCAGCGCAAGTATGAGTTATTGGTTTGTCCTGAGTGCTGGGATCCAGACCAACCGCAGTTAATGTTGGGAACATTCCCGGTAGATGACCCGCAAGCGTTGCGTAATCCGCGCAGAGATACTACGTATGTAACTTCTGGCATAAATGCAAATGGTAATCTGTCGGGAGGCTCAAGGGATATTCAATGGGGATGGAATCCAGTTGGCGGGGCTAGTAATTTTGACGCAGGGTTAACGCCAAACTACTTGGTGGGAACGACATTTGTTGGTACAGTATCGATATCTTAAGGAGTTTAAACATGGCATACACAAAATCAGCTGACGGCATTGCTAAAAAAGGCAAGACCGACGGTACAAACTTGGGCAACAGCGGCCCCACCCAAAAAGAAGTTATGGGCGGAATGGGTAAAGGTAAGGGTAAAACCAATGCCGATATGAAATCTATGGGTCGTGGTTTGGCTAAAATTGCTGCACAGAATAGAGGTTAATCATGGCTACATTTAGCAAAAAATTAATGGGTAAAGAGGTGGGTGATGCGTCTGTTTACGCTCAGCCCCACACAATGACTGGTGAAGTTGTTGAAGCTTCGTCTAACCCCGGTAGCGGCCCTAACCATAGCAGTGCATCTACAGTCAATATGTCTGTAGGTAACATCACTCGCAATGAGCAGCCCGGCACTAAGACCAGCGGCATCAAAGTTCGCGGTACAGGCGCAGCCACTAAAGGCTTGATGGCACGAGGCCCGATGGCATGAATTACACCCAGCTTGTCACGCAAGTAGGAGACTACTGCGAGAACTCTTTCCCAACTGACAATATGAATGTGTTCATTCGTCAGGCGGAGCAGCGCATCTATAACACTGCACAGCCCGCTAATTTGAGAAAGAACGTGACGGGCGTGTTGACAAGCGGTAACAAATACCTTCAGTGTCCGTCTGATTTTTTGTCTGTATATAGCCTTGCCATATACCCAGCTGCTGGCGGAGAGTATCTTTACCTCTTGAACAAAGATGTGAACTTCATGCGCGAGGCATATCCAAACCCCGCAACAACGGGTAAACCCAAGCACTACGCCATTTTTGGCCCCCGTTCAGATGATGTAAACGAGCTGACCTTTATTATTGGCCCGACACCTAATGCTGCATACAACGCAGAACTTCATTACAACTACTATCCCGAGTCGATTGTTACTGCCGGCACCACATGGCTGGGTGATAACTTTGATTCTGTTCTGTTGTACGGAACTATTTGCGAAGCTTACACCTACATGAAGGGTGAAGCAGATATGGTAGCCCTTGCTCAAGAGCGTTATGTTCAGGCAATTGCTTTGTATAAAAACTTGGCAGATGGCAAACAACGTGCTGATGCTTATCGTGATGGTCAGGTTAGGGTGTCTGTATCATGAGTTCAATAGTACAAACCCAGACCACCAGCTTCAAAAAAGAGCTGTATCAAGGCATCCACAACCTTACAACTGATATCTTAAAGATATCTTTGTACACAGCCAGCGCGGATTTGAATCAGGCCACAACTGTTTACTCATCAACAAATGAGGTGACTGGTACTGGTTATGTGGCTGGCGGGGTTACATTGACTGGCACAACTGTTCAATCTGATGGGTTTACTGCGTTTGTTAACTTCTCCAACGTGATATTCAATGCTTCGGTAACAGCTCGTTGTGCTTTGATCTATAACTCATCTCAGGGTAATAAATCAATCGCCGTATTGGATTTTGGTTCCGATAAAACATCTTCTAACTTTACAATCACAATGCCCGCTAATACAGCATCGGCGGCATTAATTCGTTCTTCTAACTAAGGAGTCAATATGACCACAGAAAAACTCACAGCAACTGACCATGTTTTTAGTGGTCTGACTGCCGGTACACAATCAGGCGAGCAAGCCAAAGCCACAGGCGTTTATTACGTTGAGTGCCATGATAAAGATGGTAACTTGAAGTGGTCTGCTGAGTCCAAGAACTTGGTAGTGAACGTTGGCCTTCAGTACATGGCTGGCACAGCTCTGACTTCAGTGACCCAGATTACCACTTGGTATATTGGTCTGTATGGTGCTGGTGCATCTAACACCCCTGCGGCTGGTGACACAATGTCTTCTCACGCAGGCTGGACTGAAGTTGTGCCTTACAGCAATGCAACCCGCGTGACTGCTACGTTTGCCACAGCAACGACTGCAAACCCTTCTGTGGTGACTAACTCAGCTTCCCCTGCTACGTTTAACATCAATGCGACTTCCACTGTTGGCGGTGCGTTCTTGACAAGTGGTAGTGCTAAGAGTGGTACAACTGGAACATTGTTCTCTGCTGCTGACTTCTCATCGCCCGGTGACCGCTCTGTGGTTTCTGGTGACGTTTTGAGCGTAACTTACACATTCAGCTTAGCCGGTTGAGGTCTAAATGGCTGACGGCGGCTGGGGTTCTGGCACATGGGGTCAGGCTGGCTGGGGTGATTCAGTCGTTGACCGGAGCGTTGCTGAAACTGCGACAGGGACGGATGCCGTCTCCTCAGCGGCTACGTTTGGGTCTAGCGTCAGTGAAACAGCTACGGGATCGGATGCAATCAGTGCGTTAGCTACATTTGGGTCGGCGGTAAGTGAGACGGGTACTGGGACGGATTCAGTAAGCGCCATACCAACGTATGGGGTATCGGTCAGTGAGAGCGGTACAGTTTCAGATTTGGTAAGTTCTACGCCCACTTATGGGGTGTCGGTTTCTGAGACAGGTACGGGTACAGACAGTGTTGCAGGAGCAATGACCTTTGGGTCGGCTGTTAGTGAGACGGGTACTGGAACGGATGCTGTAAGTGCGCTTGCAACGCTTGGTGCGGCGATCAGTGAGACAGGAACGGGGACGGATGCGGTAAGTGCCAAAGCTACTTTTGTAGCAAGCTTGAGTGAAACTGGAACAGGAAGTGATGCAATAAGCGCGATACCCACATATGGGGTGTCAGTAAGCGAGAGCGCGGCAGTGTCGGATAGTGATGCAGCATTTGCCAACTTCTTGAGTAGGATCACAGAGAGCGCAACAGGTACGGATACAACGACAGGGGCGTTCACATTCTTGGCGTATATTGTTGAGAGTGTGACTGGAACGGACGCAGTAGCTGCCAATATATCTGTTGGGTCTTCTGTAAGTGAGTCGGCAAGCGGGTCTGATTTTGCGGCGGCAAAGGTTACGTTCAGCGGTGTTATTGCTGAGAGCGCAACAGGGTCGGATGTGGATGCGGCGCTGGCTTTGTTTAGGGCTTCAATTGTGGAGCTGGCAACGATATCGGATTTGGTGGTGGGGCGGCCTTTGTGGGAAATTATTGATGACACGCAAACCGCAAACTGGCAAAATATCAACAACGTTCAGTCTTCGGGCTGGACACAGATAGGTGATACTCAGGACGCTGGGTGGGCACAGATCGACACGAACTAGGAGTATTGAATGACGACAGCATACACATCACTATTGGGCTTGGCACTGCCAGTCACGGGCGAATTGAGCGGCACATGGGGCGACACTGTAAACAACTCCATTACATCTTTGCTCGACTCCGCAGTTGCCGGTACGACTAATGTAAGCACTGATGCAGATGTAACACTGACCACAACCACAGGCGCAGCAAACACAGCCCGTGAAGCTATTCTTTTATTCTCAGGCGCACGTACAGCTCTGCGTACAGTCACAGCGCCCGCTCAGTCAAAGGTTTATACAGTTATCAACGCCACCACAGGCGGCTACTCTGTTAAGTTGGTAGGTGTCGGCCCAACTACAGGTTTGACTATTCCCAACGGCGCATCAGCTATCGTTGCTTGGAACGGTTCTGACTTCATTGAGATCGGCACATCCAGCATTGGCAACTTGACTGTTAACGGCAACTTGACGGTTACAGGTACATCTACGCTGACTGGTGCAGTGACTGCTCAAGGTCTGACTGTTGGTAAGGGTGGCGGCACGGTATCCACAAACACTGCTCTTGGTCTTAGCGTTTTAAATGCAAACACCGCAGGGATTCAAAATACTGGCGTTGGTTATCAAGCATTGCTCTTAAGCACTGGTGATGCTAATACTGCATTGGGTTCATCTGCTTTGGCGGCAAATACTTCCGCAGGCAATAACACAGCACTTGGCGCACGGGCGCTGTACACAAACTCAACTGGCGGTCAGAACACTGCGGTTGGTCGTTTGTCAATGTATCTAAGCACCACAGGCCAAGACAACACGGCTATTGGCTACTACTCGTTGGGCGCAAACACAACTGGTTCATACAACACCGCCATCGGCGACTCTGCTCTCTACTCAAACACCACAGCCTCTAACAATACAGCGGTTGGATACCAGTCTGGATATAGCAACACTACTGGCGCGTCTAACTTGGCGGTTGGTGTGGTGGCGTTATATGCAAACACAACTGGCTCTAACAACGTAGCAATTGGCAATACTGCGCTTCAAAACAACACCACAGCATCCAACAATACTGCTGTAGGTTATCAGGCGGCCTATTCAAATACCACATCATCAAGCATTACTGCAATTGGTTACAGCGCACTGTATAGCAACACAAATTCAAACAATACTGGTGTTGGACATCAAGCCTTGTACTCAAATACAGGCGGTACAGGTAATGTTGGTATGGGCGTTAATGTTATGTATGCCAACACTTCTGGTAACTATAACACCGCTGTTGGAAATACTGCATTACGATTTAATTCCACAGGCTCAAACAATACTGCTTTAGGCTTTCAAGCCCTGTATAACAACACTACAGACAACAATACTGCAGTGGGCTACAACGTAGCATCTACCAACACTACTGGTGCATACAACGTAGTGATTGGCGGTAACGACTCAGGAAGCCAAGCAACTTTTGCCGCTAATACAACAGGAAGTTCTAACATAGCGATTGGCATGGCGGCGCTAAGGAACAACACCACAGCATCTAACAACACTGCTGTAGGTTATCAGGCTGGATATAGCAATACTACTGGTACAAGCCTTGTTGCTATTGGCTCGGCGGCTGGCTATGCTAATACAACTGGGACTGGGAATGTTTTTGTTGGTCGCAATGCTGGAATTACAAACACAACTGGCGGTTCAAATACAGCCGTTGGTAACTATGTGTTTTATTTTAATACCACCGGCACGTATAACACAGCAATGGGCGAATCTGCATTAAATTCAAATACCACCGGAAATAACAACGTTGGTCTTGGCCATCAAGCCCTTAACGCCAACACCACAGCATCTAACAACACTGCTGTAGGTTATCAATCAGGATACAGTTTAACTGGAACTAATAACACTTTTGGTGGTGCTTATTCTGGTTCAAATCTTACAACTGGAACCTACAATACTGGTTGGGGTCATGGAACTATTAACAACTCAACTGCCTCTACGGGAAGCGGAAGTTACAACTCAGCTTTAGGTTACGAAGCATTAAACTATTTAAGCACAGGTTCTAATAATGTTGCAGTAGGATATCAAGCATTAAAAGTTAATACCACAGCCCAAAACAACACTGCTGTAGGTTTTAGAGCACTTTATTCAAACACCACTGCAAACGACAATTCGGCTTTTGGTTTACAGGCTTTAACAAATAACACTACGGGAACTCAAAATACCGCTATAGGTCGTTCAGCAAGTGACAGCAATACAACGGGTGACTTCAACACTTCACTTGGATATGTTGCACTTCAGTTTAATACAACGGGTTCAAATAATACAGCTTTAGGTCTTGGCGCACTTCAAGCCAACACAACAGGTGGAAACAACACCGCTTTAGGAGTACAGGCTCTTAATGCCAACACCACAGCAAACGGCAACACAGCCGTAGGTTATCAGGCGGCATATAGCAACACTACTGGTGGAATAACTGCTTTTGGTCAAAGTGCTGGTAAAGCAAACACAACAGGTGTGTACAACGATGCTTTTGGTTTGCTTTCTTTGTATACCAATACAACTGGTGGCGGTAATGTAGCGTTTGGTGATTTGACTTTATACGCAAACACAACTGGCTCAATGAATACGGCGGTGGGAGGCTACTACAACGGCCTAACAGGCATATACGGCACTATGCAAAACAACACCACAGGCAGTTATAACACTGCTTCAGGTGCTGGCGCTTTATCTACCAACACCACAGGTAGTTACAATACAGGCATTGGATATGCCGCTCTTTACTCCAACACCACAGCCTCGTACAATACTGCTGTAGGCTACCAAGCGGGATACAACAATACAACGGGCGCACAAAACACATTTATTGGTCGTATATGTGGATTGAACACAACTGGTTCTTACAATACTTTTATTGGTGACAATTCTGGTCAATCAGTAACTTCAGGCGCTAAAAACACAATTATTGGTCTTTACAACGGCAACGCAGGTGGCCTAGATATTCGCACAGCAAGCAACTACATCGTGCTGTCTGATGGGGATGGGAATCCACGGGGTATCTTTGATAACAATGGCTATTTTTATGTAGGGGCTACAAGTGCGGTTTACAACTCAAGAATTGTAGTTGGATGCGCTTCAGGAACTCAATCAATTGCTTTTGGAATTGGCTCTGGCGTAACAAGGGCTTCTGGAACGCAATATGGTTATACGCTGTATAGAGACAACACCACTGAAACAAGCGCAGTAACTTTTGTTGAAAACGGAACCTCTGGAAACAATGCGGCTTCATATGTTGTAAGGACAAATGCGGCTACTGGTGGCTCTGGGGTGACAAGCGTATCAGGCGGCGTTGCTTTGGTAAACGGTGGTACATCTTGGTCATCATATTCAGACTTGCGTTTAAAACATGATGTTATTCCAATTACAAATGCGCTTGATTCAATCTTAAAAATTGACCCAATTTTCTTTAAATGGAATGACCGCCCAGAAGACCAAAAGCGTTCAATTGGTGTATCTGCTCAATCTGTTGAGAAAGTTTTTCCAGAACTAATTGACAGAAGTGGTGTTTACGATGTTGAAGGCGGTGCTATGCAAGTTCGCTACACGGAACTCATTCCTGTTCTTTTGGCTAGTATCCAAGAACAACAAGCAATTATTAACTCACTCAAGGCACGTTTGGATGCCGCTAATCTTTAAAGGAAAATCATGACTATTGAAACACAAACCCCCGAACAAATTGCCAAGCACTACAGTGCCGCAATGGACTCAGTCAACCTGATTAACGCAGGACAACCTGAAAAAATGTCTGACGAAGACTGGGCTGACACTGTTGCTCGTAACAAAGAGCACCTCAAAATCATGTTGGCTAAAGACTTCTGGACAACAGAAGACCTGACGCCTTTGCAAGCCGCATCAGCATAACGGGAAGCCACCACCCGACCTTGGTGGCGCATTAAAGGAAACATCATGGGAAAAAATGAAAAGACCCCTGTGACAATCGATGGCGTTGAGCACCAGTTTGAAGACCTGACACCCCAGCAGCAAGCCCTGTTGAATCATGTCGCAGATTTAGATCGCAAACTAGACTCAGCAAGATTCAACGTGGATCAACTCCAAGTGGGCCGCAATGCTTTCTTTGAGTTACTGAAACAAGCGTTGGAAGCCAAGCCTGAAGAGGCAGTCTCTGACGTAGAACCCAAATAAGGGGTTAGGCAATGAATGATGCGCTGGTTCTCGGTACTGCTTATTTCCCTAGTGTTTTGGGCAAGTGCCAAGAGTCCGTGCATCGTTTCAGATTTTTATGCGCTAAGCGGGATACATGACCCAACCCTGCGGCACATTGAGTTATCTCGGTGGCTGACAACGAACGGCGACAACTGTAGCTCAGAACAGCTTGTAGGAATCTGGAACAACCTAGCTCTATGGGCGGGTGCGGCTGACAGTACGGAGCTTAGATCAAAGGTTCTTTACTACTATGCACGGGCAATGGAGCGGGAGAAGAAATGAAGGTCAGTTTTGACAAGTGGTATCCGGTTGTTCAGCCCCAAGCTATGGTGCAGCAGGAAGCGTTTATCAAGCGGGTGGAGAAGCAGAACGCAGAACACGCCCTGCAAGTGCAGATTGACAATACAGTGAAGAAGTTTCACCAGTATGAGTATGAGATTTATGAGTACAGGATGCGACAGGTAACGCTGAACATCCAGATTGCAAACCTTAAGCGCAACATTGACCAACTTGTGTAGGAGGAAACATGGAAGATTCAAGAAACAAACTGACATTCTGGGTGACGTTCATGGTGAGCGCCACGCTTTGCCTGTGCATCCTTGGAATGGTATCGGCCTTTCTACTCGGCCTATGGGCTAAAGAAGTGGATAACGCTGAGATCTTTTCCATGCTTCACCCCGCTTTCCAAACCATCATTGGCGGCTTTATTGGCCTCTTGGCTGGCGTTAAACTTTCACAGAATCAGGATGAAAAATGATTGATATGTTGATTGGCATGACGATTGGTGCTGTATTTATTTTTGTCGTGTCATTCCTGCACAACCTCATTTCAGTTTGGACAAAGGATAAAAAATGATCGGACTAGATTCACTTTTAAACATTGGTGGCAAGCTCATAGATAAGCTGATCCCAGACCCAGAAGCCAAAGCCAAAGCCCAGCTGGATCTGGCAAAGATGGCGCAAGACGGCGAGCTGGCTAAGATGGCTAATGAGACTGAGCTGTACAAGACCGAGCAAAATAACCTGACCCAGCGCGTTCAGGCAGACATGGCATCCGACTCTTGGTTGTCTAAGAACATTCGCCCCATGACGTTGATCTTCTTGCTGGTGGCTTACTCTGGCTTTGCCATCGCCTCAATCTTTGAATACGAAACCCGTGGTGCTTATGTAGAGCTGCTAGGCCAGTGGGGTATGCTCGTCATGTCTTTTTACTTTGGCGGCAGAACGCTTGAAAAGATTACCGACAGGGTGAAAAAATGAAACTCACAGAACACTTTTCCCTTGAAGAATTAACCCATACAGATCACAGAGAATACGATAATACGCCAAATGATGCAGAACTCGAGAACCTCAAACGCCTTGCAGAATTTCTTGAAGAAGTCAAAACAGTACTTGGGGGTAGACCCGTCATGGTTAACTCGGCTTTTAGAAGTAAGCAAGTCAATGATGCAGTTGGTAGCCGCGACTCTAGCCAGCATCGCATTGGTACTGCTGTGGACTTCCGAGTACCTCAATTAACACCCGATCAGGTGGTTAAAGCCATAATCGCATCAAGCCTAC